CCCCCCGGGGGGGGGGGGGGGTTAGGGCCCCCAAGATAATCATTTAAAGGTTTTGACTTTAGTTTTCATAATATAATGGACTCCGTACAGGGCGTGCTAGACTCGATTCTTTTTTCTGAGAAATTCGCTCCTCCAAATCTTGCATTCAATAATGCTGCAAGAACGATTCATACAACTTTTTGGGAAGATTCCTTCAACAGAAATTTGCGTCTTGAACATGTTGAAATAGAAGCACGATTGGGAAAATGCCCTTTGACTGGAAAGGGACCTTTCAATACAAATGTTTCACAAAAACAATTCAATACCATTGTTGAAAGCTTGTCAGGTTTCAACGAATGGGACAGTACTCAGTATACAGAAGATATTGTCGGATATTTTCCTAAAGTTGATGAAAGTGTCAGACACGTAGTTTCAAGTGATGGATCTAAAACGACTACAAGTAAGCAAAAGGTATCGCAAGCCGATTATGTTGGGAAAAATTTACCATTTGACTTTCGGCTTGCCGTGAATATTGAGTTGAATCTACCGGATAGCGACAGATACACTCTCGATACTGCTACAAGGAGAGTCAACAGAAAACGACAGTCATTCACTCTCAAAAACTTCAGGTACGATTTGACTAGGGTTATTGAGGAGGATGGAAGTGCAACACATCAAGTCGAAATAGAACTGATAAATCTTCCTGATATTCAATTAAGGCAATCCAACTCACAAATTGTAACAAGAGAACTGCAATCAAACATAATTGGTTTGTTTAATGCAGTAGAGCCAATTCGTTCTTTCGACATAGAACTGTTGAGAAAAAGACAATTTTAACTTACAAATTTATATCAACTGAATTCTTCGATTTCTTTGCGGATGCTCGACCGCGACCTACAGGAGCTGCACGTTTTGGTGCCTGTTGAGAAACTGTGCGTATGTCACCATTCTCTGACATGCTCATTTCAGAAGAAACATCCGAACCGCCTGAATATTCGTCAACCTCTTCTATTCTTTGCTGGGGAACGGGACGAGCCATAGGGGGGAGGGGCTTTCGCAGTGCGGCTGCCTGCCCGAAACCAGGAGGCAAATTGGACTCTACTGCAGATTCCGTAAGTTCATCTTCTTCAATAATGGATGGTACTGAAGGCCTCAACTTATTTTGCATCGCCTGCATTGCTAACGCGGCCCCCATCTGGCTGTTTGAGCCCCCCCCTGAGGGTGATTGAGGCGTGTTCTGGTTGTTCATAGCTGAACCCATTGCACTTGCAATCTGATTCATTAGATCGGGATTGTTTCTAGCAACATCATTGACATTGGGTAATACAGATTTGAACAAAGAGTTGGATAAATGAAACATAAAACCCGATCCCAATAATGTAAGAAGAATGTTCCACTCAGGACTTACCTCAGATGTACCTTGATACTTATCGTGAAGTTGTTCAAACGATTGATCGAAGTCTTCGATTGAATCCATAACTTGCTCAGACCACCCATCAAGATGCAACCCTAAGGGGTTGAAGCTCTTATTAAGGTATTCAAATCCAGACACTGATGCCATAAGGGCCCGACGCTGAAACTTAATACTTGCACTCATCTCGGACTGACGGACGAGACGCTCGTACTCGTATTTCAGCTCATCCAATGGTGTTTCCAGGCCCACCTTCCTACCAGGGAATCTGTTCTGTAATCTTTGAACTTTGTATATAAAATGTTGTTTCTCCTCCTCCAGGCTTCGGAAGCTACTTGTGGGAGCACCCCCAAATGACGCTTGCTGTGGTGGAGGGCGCTCATACGGTCTTTCTTGCGGCCTGTCGAAAAATTCAGTACGTGGAGGGTCACTTGCTGCAGGAAGCTGGAAGCCCCCCGTGTCTTCCGACTGGAACCCACCGGGCAAGCCAGCGGACCCCTGGAATGCCTTTAGATCCGCTGTTTCCTTCTTCTTGCTTTCGTTCATAAGTGCTATGAAATCCTCATCTTCATCATCACTATCGTCACTATTTCTATGTGCGTTATGTTTAGGCATCAACTTCACACCCCCTGGAGCACGTGATCCTTTGACGTGCACTGTGTTGCCAAGATTCTCACTCTGTGGAGATACATTCATGATGTTTATTACACTATAATTACTTTTAAAAGATAATATTTGAAACGCGAATAATTTTTTTACTCAATCGCGTGTGCAAGTCATCAAAAAAAGAAGTTCACATAGTTAAGAATGGCATTTCATAGAGGTAATGCTTTTTTAACAAACGTAACGGCCGATAATCTCAGAACATCGTGGACGGCATGGAACCCTTCTTTAAATGATCAGTTTTCTAATATAGTTGTGGATCCTCTTACACACGCTAGGTATTTCAACACTAAGAACTTAGCGATTGTATCTATATATCTCACTGTGCGGTTTTCAAATATAACACCATCACCTTATACAATGCTAGCTATAAATCTACCATCCACTCTTAGAGTCAAGTCAAACACGTACTTCAAAAATCAATGTAACATAGAAAGATTCACCGGCACAAGCGAAAGGAAATTTTCCTTCGGTATGATCATTGCTGACGGAACATCTCAAGGTGGTCTTGATGATGACACTTTTCTCTATCTAGATAGAATATTTGTTCACAACTTAGGTCAATACATACCAAATCAAACATACACAATCAGAGGTCAAATCGTTTTTGAACCATCTTAAATAAAATGTTTACAAAATATATAATGGAAGAACTAATGACAAGGGCGCAAACTTTCAAAGAACAGTCTATGAAGAATTTACAGGAGCTAACTATTGGAAAAGAAACAATACCTGTTGCATCATGCTCATCAGATGGTAGCAATCCATATGTTCTTTCAAGATGTGCAGGTAATAAAATATATGACAATAAAAGTAACGTAGTTCCCACTGCTGTTTTACAACAAGAACAAGTAAGTGATATCAAAGCTTTTAACGAGCAGTAAACAACTTACGTAAGAGCTTTTAACTGTGACTCTAAGTTACCAGGCTTCTTTCCACCCGGCGTTAACAGGGGCATGAACATGGGAACCAATATGACCAATGCTATAACTCCAATACAAGCACCAAAATCGGGAAGTTTCAAACCAATGTTCTTCTGCAAATTCTTGGAACTTGCCGAATTCTTTTGCTGTGAATCTACAATCTGTTTTACAACACAAGACGCCTCCGCGTCTCCATACTGTGTGATGTTCAAAACAAAACCATCAGGATTATCACCACAGTCTATAACCGTACCGCTTAAGTCATAATGATTCACCTGGCTGAACACACCATGTGCATTCGATTGGCAATTCGCCTTTAGTTTGTTCAATGTCTTTGAAACCATATCTTTATCATCCACATTTACGTTTACTGCCATGGCAATCCCTTCAGCAGCCTGTGTTGATTCCGTATCAAGTGTTGCATTTTGTAAGGCTTTCACAACAGTGTCCAAACTCGCATCCGACATTGCACTACACTCTTGAGCTATTTGAAATCCACCTGGACAATTCAATATGGTAGCACCTCTCGCATCGACCGTGATTTCTTGAGTACATGCAGTTGTAGAATTGGCTATAGCATTAGCCTCGGTGTAATTTTCAATTATCTGTGTTATTTTCTGAGATGTAGAGTTGCCGTTACCCATATATATTAAGTTAGAAAAAGTTTACAAGTTTAAAGACAATCTTTCTCAATTTATAAAATGAGTACACTAAGTTTTTCGGGAAGAGGGATTCTCAACGGCCAGTCGGAAGGAGGATATCCTATCAAAGTTGGAACACAAAAAAGAGTTGTACACACTACAGTCGAGGGATCTCAACAACTAGACACCATATATGTCTATGCATACGTGTCGCGCAGAGAAAAAGGACCAGTGGCCGGAGTGCAAGTCGAAGTATCTGTCCTAGACAAAAATAACACAGAATATGTACTCACATCAATCACACTTCCAGGTCTACCATGTACCTCTCCTACTATTGTTGTGAATGGACAAGTCAAAAACAATGGATCAAGACTAAGAATTAGAGCCATCGATGGTGAAATAGGAGTATTCGGATGGTATAACAGAAGCACTATCAATGTACCACCCTCCGTAAATACATTGATAGGTCAGATGACACTTGGATATCAAATTGTTTCGTTCGCATCTGATGACGAAACTCGTGTTATAGACACTACAACCCCCATCACCTTTCTCACAACCAGCCATACAACACAGGGACGGTCGTGCCGCGCCACGCTCGGAGCAGCCGCGGTCGGTACTATCAAAATATTAGTGATGTCGTCAAAACACCCGGGGTCCACTGGAAATACACAAGGAAATTGCACCATCATACCCAGTGCTTCTCGCTTTCCTTCTGGCGAAGAGGGGGCCGCAACAGGAACGCTCACTTTTCAGGATGTTGGCGATTCCGCTATTATGGTCTGGTCAGGCACCTTCTGGATGCTTGTTGGAACGGGCGCTGTAGTAGACTAATTAATAAGCGAACAAATCTCCACCAAGTCTCTTCAGCATATTCATATAACTCTCCTCCTTAGGGTCAGATCGGAATACAATCACTAATCACGCCACACCCCGATTCGGTCGGTCGGGTTTGAATGGTATACACATGTGTAACCCATGAAACCCGGCCAACCAAACTCGACCGCATTCAGGCCAGGAACCCCGAGTGTTGCCCTCATGACCGAACAAGAAGGGCTGCTCGTCTTGTCGAAAGCATGTGATATACCGAGCTGTGGCACGTGGGGGTGTATTCTGCGAGACCACCACCAGGGTCTCCACCAGTTTACACTCAATACAAAGCGTAGACGCACGTGTGCACCAGTCATCGCAAACAACAATCACGTCGGCGCCGCTGAGAATGCTGTCGAGGCAGCAGACGCCACGGCAGCAGAGGAACTGAAACAACTGAAACATATGCGCCAGTCTCCGAACTCGGGAGGACACCCCCTTCTGCAAGTCATCATCAAGGTGCATAACAATGGCTCCATCATCGTGCCAGGGACCCTCATCCCATCACTCAGGATCAAGCGCAAGTGGTCAGCAGAAGAGACCGGGGGTCGCGCGGCATGGTACAAAGGTACCATCACGCACATCTCTGAGGACGGCAAACAGGTCTTCGTGGTCTATGACGATGGCGACAAATTGTGGGAGGAGGTGGAGGAAATCAAGTTCCTCTGAAAGTAGCCGCCGCCCACGCCAATGGGGTCACTAAGTTCGGCTGACAATACACATTACTTATGCCAACACGTAAAATAAAACATATCTTAAACACAAAATGTATCTTGTTTTGACACTCCTAATGTCATGGTCCCCACCGAGACAATTCAGAAACCACCCTGTTGTTGTTGACTTCAAAATGGAAGATGGGGGAAACTACATGCTCATGCCAAATGTACTCGGAAAAGAACTTATCAACACCCCTCCCCGTGCTCCGTCTACCACTGCTACCGCTTCCGGTGATGATCTGTTTGATGAGCAAATGAAGGCATCGAGGCGTGAACGACTGAAGAATCAAAGGGGGGTGGACATCGTCGAGCGTTCACTGATTGCCACGTTCATCGCGTGCCTTGTCTACCTTATCTCCACGACTCCTTACTGAGGACCACACATGCGAAGATCTTGTTGTGTAACCGCAGACCCAGAGCTGCGAGACCGGACGTGTGTGGTGCTCTGCCGCTGCTGTCGGTGTCTGGTGGCGGCGGCTGGTTTGCTCACTAGTGTGCTGCAAGTGTCACGCCATCCTGCCCTCGTCTGCAGACCCAACCATCAAGGAGGCCATGAAGCATACAACAGATACGTACATGAAAGACTTGATCACATATACTGCACGAAAGATCCAAACGAACATCTGTACTGTGTTCAAAATCTTTCTTATTACCTCAGAAATGAACTATACGTCAAAACATACCATGGGAATAAACCTAAGATTTGTAATATACGGATGCATCGTGTAGAGTAGGCCACGCCAAGAAAAGATTTCCAGATTTATTCTGTTTACTCTGTTTACCACCCTGTTCAAGCAAACTCATGCCGCCATATTTCGGACTACAATTTGAGTTTTTGTATAAAAATGTTACATCACGTTTATTGTTATCAACTTTGTTAATAATGTATTTTGAACTGTTATACAAATCAGAACTCATAAAAAAATATTTGACGTCATCCTGCGTCAATATATACTCTACTATTGGTAAATTGGAAAAATAGTTAGCTTCAAGAAGGGGAAGCTCACTCCGTTTAGTTTTTTGTGGCCTGTTATGAACCATATATCTAAATCTGTCCATAAATTTGCTGTCTTGAGGATTAGGGCTGTTGAGCACCCTGAACCCTGCACATACTCTAAACATTGGATTCTCATGAAGTTTGGATTTCTCACATATACTATAAAGTTCCCACGCGAGCTCGATATCCAATAATTTATTTTTGACATCATTTTTTGCATTCTTTCTTCTCTCTAATGACACCTTCATTTTGTAATATTTGACTAGTTCTTTTAGACAGAACTCAATGTATTCGTGTGCTTTCTTCAGAGTTTCCACGTAACCTTCTCGTTCATAAAGTAAATTAAGCCAACTGTCGTTACTGTTGATTCGAGTATTAACAATTCTTTTTTTATTCAACTCATATTTCCAAACGTCATTTCTCTTTGTCAGTGGACACGGCACATCAGAATGAGGGTAACGAATGGACCCAATGGTGTGAAACAAATTTTCATTGCTATCTTCTGCAATAAGGTGTTTACGCCAATGCAACGGAATATTACAGAATAGGGGCTCATGCTCTGTAGCTAAACGAAGATGAGGGTGTTGTTGCTTAGCTATATAATCTCTGTACAGTGGCTGTACATCAATTCTTGTCTTAGTCTTGAAAACTCTTTCTTCTAGATCAATATATGTCTTCATTGCCTCAAACAATTGAGCTCCAAGGGCATTACTTTGTTGAGAGGTTGTTCCCAGAAATTTAACGAAGTTTTTAGGATCCACCACGCGCCTCATTTCCTCTACTTTCGATGCTACTCGACCTCCGTACGTTTCCCAAGGGCCGGAAGGACCGTATAACTTCTGTAGTAGGGGATTGGTTTCAAAGAGTTCAGATACATCAACCAAGTGTTTCACATACTTGATCTTCTTTCCAACCCTCCTGTACTTCGACCAGTTAATTACATCCTCCTTTTTAATCTTACTTTTCTTGAACAGATCTACATCTACCCCATAAATCTTCTCCACAAAATGTTCAGGTATTGGAATAGTCATATTTTTGCTACTAGACAGCGTGAACGTAAGTGTTGATTCATTATTTTTATATTTATTGACATTAATAATATCTATATTTTTGAACTGTCCTCTGTTCCGTTTCTCATTTGATGGGTCCCTTTTCATGGAATTCAAATAAAGCCTGGCACTTGTTAATTTGTTTAGTGTTGAAAATGGCACAATGAATGTTACACTTTTTGTTTTTTCATTTTTATTCACCCTGAATCTTGGACGGGCACTCGTACTCAAATTATTTTTTTTTAACAACTCATCAAGTCTCCTTTCAGTCATTTTATTTGATTCTTTTTTCAGATTATTTAGAATGACACGTCCACCACCATTATTTGGAATGGTCCTCATACGCCTTCTTCTTTCGACATTATACAGCTTTCTACCGGTTGCATCTTTTATTGCCTGTTGAGACGGTGGTGCAAATAAACTTTTTAAGAAACCAAACATTCTATATTTACCTTATATTTTATTTTGTTTGCTCACATAAAGTATGAGTAATAATGATAATACTAATGATAATACTAATGATAACATTCTCGAAAGAATGGCAGGTAACAACACCAATCGTAGACAAAAGCCGCCCGCAAACACACGTGAACAAAACATAAAAAAAATAAGTCAGAGTCAAGTGGAGTTGAACAGAGTCAAGGAAGCACTTAGAAACTTTGCAACTACATCCAACAACAACAACTCACAAGTGAACGTCACAAGATCACAAGTAATAAAATATCATAAACTTGCAAGGGATCAATTACTAAAGAGCAATCGCGATATACTTACAAAAATTATAAATTTAGAAACAACAACACATAACTTGACGTTAAAAGACATCAAACTAAGCAATAACTTCTTTGATGCAAATCCAATAATACCACCCCCAGG